GGAGCGTGTTCTTCGGCGATGATTATATCATCTCCGAACACAGAGAACTCTGGATCGAGGGTAGAACCAAGGGCATACAGGATAAAGGACATCAGCTCAAATGTGAAACCATTTCCCATGCTTGACACTTTGTTAAGCATATGGTAATTGCCGTCCGGGCCAAGAATGGCCGGACTGCGTGTCTGCTCAATGAGCGAGACAAACCACTTGGGAAAGAGGAATCTTATCAGAGCCATAGTAAAGCTATCACTAGCGTTACTAAGATCAATAGTGGCCTTCCCCGGAAGGGAAATCCACTCACGATGGCTAGTAGCCAACGTGTCAAGATCGAGTCCGAAATCTCGTAAGAGATTTCGTAATCCTAGTCCTATAGACCTTTGCGTCAGCATGTTAGGAAGTGACTCAAGATTGACAGGTCGACGCTTCTCATTGTTCTTATAAACAGTAGAGAAACGAGAACCTTCAATGAAAGAAATCACCGAATGGAGTTTGACTCTTAGTATAGCGTCGATACGTTGCTTTTTCGGAAGGTGTGAAAACCTTTTCCAAAGCCACTTCGAAGCCAAATGAGGGCAAAAACCATTTTTCCGAACATGTTTGTGAAAGCGTTTTTTCAATGAGAAGAGTAAACTCCTATTGTTTTTGACCAATTCAAAGAATTGATCGAAGTTCCCTCTAGTGGTTTCCCACTTGGAACGGAGGAGTTTTTGCTCAATCGAACTATAACCGCGGTTAGGAGTAAATTCCGAACCATTTGTTATAGAAAGATCTCCCATTGAAAATGACTCTAACATCCTATGGATTTCGAGTCTAGCTTTATACCACTGTGCATCAGGTAACACAAGCTTTTTTGGGAGATTTGCGTCAAAGGTAATGAACTCGTCCCAACATTGTTGAGACAGTTCGTCCTTTTTACTCAAATCGGGACACTCCATCTTCTTTTTGAAACGATTTACAGCGAACGTTTCTTCAAAGGAGAGGGGATCGTGAAAACGATCCTTTTGGAGTATAGTCCTGAAGGCATTGATCGTGCCGGAAAAGTCCATACTGTTTACCTTATAAAGTTAAACAGCAGGGACAACCGGAGCGGTGTCAGGCGAAAAGCCTAACAGCAATCCTTCGTTTACCCAAGTTGGAATCTGAGCGATCATCGCAAGAAGTATTTCTTCTAGACGATCAGCGCTCGCTTGTGTACCGGACGCGCGTAGGCGGACTGAAAGTGGATCGTTTGCGGTCGTAGTACCAATAGTGATGCTGTTGTTATCGCTAACAACAATCTCACTAATATGGTTCATGATCGAAACGCCATTCAGGCCTTTCTTTGCGGATACAGCACGGAAGCGGACAGTAAAGTCCGGTTTCGCTGGGTCAGCGTAAATGACACCATTGGTTTCATTACGCAGGAGCTTTAATGTGCTCATTATTTCATTACCTTTTTAAGAAGGTCCTTTACGGATCGTTGAGATAAGGCTACGGAATCAATAGCACGACGCCAATCCCCAAAGGGTTGGTTAGCCAAATGCAACTGAACGTCACCAGGTTCGAAAATGATCCTATCAAATGAGTCGATAACATCGACACTGAGGAGGGTAACTTTATGATTCTTTTTGGAATCAAGAAAGTGGATACCCTGCGGATGGCAAGCATTGCTGCCATTCCAATCGTACCGTAAGGTAAGATCTGCCTCATCAACTAAATAGGATTCCGTTTTTGTTCGTGTACGGACCGAAGTACAACCTTTCGATTGCGAAGAGAAGTCCAAAGACGTGTGAGCTACAATGTAGTCTCCAACGTTAATGAACCAATCTACTACAAACGAAAAGGGAATGAGTTCCCATGCAGTTGCAAGGGGATTCATTTGCACTTGGTTTGCAACAAGAGAAGTAAGACCTTCCTTTGTGTAACCACCTTTTATAACAGAACTGACGACTACGGACCCGGAGGTCCGTTGATATATGAATCTCCCAGTTAAGCCGGAAGGCAAATCTGAGGGAACAAGATCAATCGTCTGTTTGCTTCTAAAAGATTTATACAAATTGCCACGTTCATCAAGCAGTTTCTGTATATCCGAATAGGAATACATTAAAGGCATGATCGCGTAGCGGAAGGCCAACCATCGTGATCCAAGCTTACGAGTCGCTTTATCGGCGGATCGAAGCATATCCTTGGCCGTTAGGCCACGGGAGGACACATCACGCATAAGCCTTGGATCGACCCCTTTAAAAAAGGTTGTCCAAGTGGCATGCGCGCTCTTCGCTGAATGCTTGAAAAAGTCTAACGTCTTTCGACTTTCGGCTAATTCAGTCAGCAAATCATAACCTCCAAGGAAGGAGGCGGCAGATTTAGAGCGGGTTGATTGGATCATACTAGCGATATCGCCTACATCAGGTGGTGCATTGATCTTCAGAGTAGGAACGTTTTTCACGTTGGACCAGAAGCGAAAATCGCCCTGTTCTTTCCAACTAGTGATTAATGAAACCTCCTGTGTACCATGGCACTCAGTCGAGCTTTTTATATAGCCCGGTTTGATGTAGAACAGTGCTCGAAAATCAGACGAAGCTAAATGTTGAGTCGTACTTCGCTTATAACGCGAATATGGACTCATCACGATCGAGCCACTTTCACGAATCTCAGTCCATGAACCATTATTGCGGAGAACGGGAGGAATCTCGTACTCTACATATGGATCATAAGATGAGACACTTGACGGTGGCGGAAGCGGTGCAGCATAGGGTCCGTACACATAAGTGCCGGGCGATATGGTGAACGCTTCATGATCAGGCGGTCTGTTTACGTCGATAACTGTATCGTATGAAACCATAACTTACTCCTACGGGACTACCCGTAAATTCTCTACAAGTAGAGAAGTCACCAACGAGGTATCCATCATATGAAATTAAATGAACACAGACGGCCATAAGAACTATGGCTACTGCTTTCAGATAGTTCATACAATGGACCTCAGTGAGTGATAGATAACCCCCCAGGTGTTTAGGTATGCTCTGTCGTGTCACGGAACCTTTCGGTTTCGAGTATCGTATACTG